CTGTTCTTTCTCATCTGCAGTTAAATCAGGGTCTGTATCTATAAGCTTCTTAACAACTCCTAATAAACCACTATCAGGTAATAAATCACCTATAGCTTCTCCCATAGTAGATTTACTTCCTAATAGGAATTTACCAAGCTTAGTTTCTTTAAAAGGCTTCTTATCTATCATGTACTATGTTTAAGAGGGTACTGCGTTTAAGAACTAATAAGTCCAAATTACATTAGCAGGCTTAGAAGAATCCCTATCAACATGAATAAAACTATCTGCAATACCTATTCTGTTTAAACCTACTTTTAATAATGCACTTACTATTATATGTCTTGCTGAACTGTTAGTACAAGCTATATCTGCCGCTAAACCTTTTTTATGACTTGAGTCAGAAACCCCACCAACCTTACGATTGTGAGCCTCCGACCTGTAGCCACTTGTTATTCTGAATGGTATATCACATAGTGAGCGTGCTTGGTCAAGCCTACTTAAAAACTCCTTATCCATAGCTTCGCCACTTCCCACCATATCAGGACTATCAAACTCAGAAAGTTTAAAATATTTCATAGTATCTTACCAATTAACATACTTGTTAGAATCATTATAAGCATCCAAAATAAACCAAACTGAAACTTGTTCCAAGTAGAACCGTTTTTCTTTTTATGTAACCATAGTTTAAATTCTATGAATTTTAATACTATTAAGTCTATATACTTTTTCATTTTTGTATGATTTCGTTAATCCTCTTTAAATCTTTTCTTACTCTTTCCCTTTCTAATTTGACCTCTAATATCTCTCCTTCAAGTACTCTAATGTCAGGGAATACATAATTGTTTTGATTGTATCTTAATCCTTGTATCTCGTTTTCTGTGTCTGTTATTCTGCCCTCTAAATGTGTGTACAGTAATACTGCACTACCAACAAGTATGACTATCTGTATAAGCCATTTTATGTTTATAGATATTCCTGCATCGTCATTTAATTTAGGTAGATTTTCTCCCATTAATCTTGTCTTTCAAGTAATAGAACAATTCTTTTCCTAATAGACCAAAGAAACCACCGACAAGACCAATCATTGCGGCTTGTGCTACACCCATAATAGTTATTGTTGATAGGGTTGTAAACATAAACCCACTGATAAAAGATATTTTATTGTCCATAGTTTAAATGGGGGCTTTTACACCCCCGTTTTTTTAATCACCGCAAGTGGTTTCGTTAAATAATATATTTACTTCTTCTTCAGTAATAAGCCTATCAAATATTCTTAATTGGTCAATTTGACCATCAAAACCTTTTTGAGCAACGTTATAATCGTTTCCTGTACCCATTTTAGTAAAAGCATTAGTGGCACTATAATAAGAACTCGCATCTGTTCTTTCAACTCTTTTCACTCCATTATAATAAACCGCCATATATGAACCATCCCTAACCACAACCGTATGATTCCAAGTACCGATAGTGTGATACGTTGTCCAAAAATCGGGTATAATTAATCTTGCGCCACTTGTTACACCACCGTGACCTTTTAATCCTTCAGGACTAAAATTCATATCGTAAGCATTACCAACTGTAGAACCTAAAACATAGAAACTATTTGATGTGCTATAAGTGCTATTTGTTTTTGTCCAATAAGAAACGCTAAAAACTGTTCGTTTATTAAATAAATTACTTGGAAAAGTTACTCTATTATCAGTACCTGTGCTTGTGCTAAAAGTAGCTGCTTTATTTAAGTATCCGGGTGTAAATGTAACATTATTACCTACACTTGAAGGATTATAATTACCACTTAAATCGTAAATAGAATCATTAAAGTTATATGCGGCAATACAATTACCATCTCCAAAAATATCTAAAGTATAAGTTGAGCCTCCGCAACCACAAGGTTCTTCATTGTATAATGTAGTAACCTCTCCTGTGGATAAAGCTTTGTTGAATATACGAACTTGGTCTAAGGAAGCATCAGGATTTGTCCACGAAGTTATCACATCGAGAAACGTTAATCTATTACTACCTATATTATTTGTAGATAAATTAGCATCTATTACTTCTGCTCCATTAAGATATGCCTTAGCATTTGAACCGTCATAAGAAACTGCAAAATGGAACCATTCATTTTCAGGTACTAAAGCAGTAGATACGGCAGTATTGTTGCAAAAATTTAAGTATAATTTTCCAGGTTGTGATTCAAGTATTCCACCCCAAGCAGATGTTGCTCCTGCGCCTGAAGAATAATTAAACAAATAATGCCTTTGGTCTCTATCAGTTGTTTTTGACCAAAGAGACACAGAGAACGCAGTATTTGGAGATAAACTAATGCTTGGAACATCTACGAATTGCGATGAACTTGTGTTTCTTATAGCAAGGTCAAATTTACCTGCCACATAAGTCATATTTGCCGTATTAATAGCCGTATGATTACCGCTCAAATCATTAGTGTTTCCATCAAATTGGTATGCAGCAACACAAGAACTATCTCCCAATATGTCTAAAGTGTTTGATGTATTATCTTCACAAGCACATATTTGTTCACCATATAATGACTCTATTTCATAAGGGGTCAAACTACGGTCAAATATTCTCACTTGTTCAATAAGTCCACGACCATAAGCAGTTGTTCCATTAGGAGTTGCTCTACCCAATGCAGGAGCAGATGTAGTCATACCGGTTATAGTACTTGCACTTGCAGACGTAGTTGGGTTATATACTTGACCATTTAACGAGCATTCATATCCCGATGAATTTTTAAGACACGCAGTAAAAAAATTCCATCCATTAGGGTTTAGGTTTGTTAAAACTGCATCTTGATATAAATATTTTCCTACTGCTTGTCTTATTCGTAGTTGTGCAGTCCATAATCCTGTTGAATTAGAATATCTTATTCCTATGTAAGTCCAATTATACTGACCTGCTGTTGCACCATAAAAATAATAAACTTCGTCTTGAGAAAAACCTTCAGGATTAAACCAAAGAGTTATTGTTTTGCCTAATGACAAAGTTCTTGGACTATTCAAATAAGCATTTGTACCATTTAACTGTGCTGCTTGACTAAATAACCCTGTTGTAAAACTAACATTAACAGGCGTAACATCGTCAGAAGAAGGATTTTCATCGTCACCATTCCCGTCTAAATGATATAAAGATAGACCGCTTGAATCTCCAAATGGGTCGTAGTTATTCAATATATCAGTACAACCTATGGGGTTTTCACCACCACCGCCACCTGCGACTTTATTTAAAATTATTTCCCTTCCAAACATAATATTTATTTATGGTTATACTAAATCTTCTAATGTAGGCTCAAATAAAACAATTTGGTATTTTAATACTTCTGCAATTGTTTCTAATGCTAATATTTCTGCTTCGGCAGCATCAGCTTTGTCTCTTATTCCTGTTCTTTCAGTTGCTATATTTTCTGGAATACCTACCGATGTGTCAGCATTTCTTATAACATACCAATCAGTAATACTCAATAAGTCCCCTGCTTGTTTTTTAACCTCTTGAATCTTAGTTTCTTTAGCCTCTTGTAATGTTTGACTAAATACTTTATCTGTAACATCGTATGTAAATACTGAACCATCAAAGTGTAGGTTAGATATTTGTTGTGTTACTGAATCGTAAGATGGCATTACAACGTCATAGAATCCATATGATTGCAATTCTGAATCAGATAATGCTCTAAGGTTCAAGTGTAAATTTACTCCGTCATCCCAAGTTCTTGGAACTCTATTAAAAGTTTTTATTTTGCCGTTTATTTCTATTGCTTTCATAATTTATTTTAACTATTTAATTGACTAATTGAGTAAATGTATACTGAATCTGTTCTTAAAACCTGTATAACATTGGTTGTGTTTGGAACCCAAGCACCGCTAATTGTTTGACCATTTGGTAAAGCTAAGTCAAAATTACCAGCCATATACAATATTTTAACATCTCCTGTTATGGCGTTTGTAAAAGTTAAAGTGGTGTGGTCGTCTAATGTTTTAGTAAATATTTGACCTGCTTCAAAGTCAACATTATTTTGCCCACTACTTAATACTACGCCTGTTTTATATTGCGTACCTATTTTATCTCCTGTAATAACGTCATTAGCTAAATGTACTGTATCAATAGAACCATCTACGTATTGGTCTGAATCTACTGAGTTATCTGCCATCTTAGCATTTGTTACTGCTCCGTCAGTAATTGTCAATGCAGTTGCTCCTGTAACTTCTCCCGTGTGGTTATAGTTATAAAGGTTTGTTGCACCTTCTGAAATATCATCAGTATCAAGTACCACTGTACCTGTCTGTCCATTTACTGAATCAACATCACTTGCATCAGCATCATATAACTCCGTAAAGTTTTCATTAATCCATTGAAAAGCTGTTGCTAATGGAGTTCCATCACCCGAATCTGCTCCTACTGCGGGTATTGTTAATATTGTTTTTTTTGCCATGTTTTTTTATGTTTAAATTTGTGTTCTATCTGCGGTTAATTGTGTTGTGTCTGCTGTAAATAAAGTAGTGTCTGCTGTTAATCTGAACAAATCCCAACAAGTAGGTGCGGATATATCAGGTACTGCATTAGTACTCCAATAAGTGTCTGCTCCCCAACTTTCGTTGGTTGCCATCTCACAATATACTTTTCCCCAATTTATGTTGTTTGCCATTCTTGTCTATTTGTTTTAAATAAGCTTCTAACTTTATTATATTACTCTGTTTTGGCTTATATGTTTTAATTTTATCTTTCTCTACAGAACCCATGAATGAAAGTTTACATCTTTGTCGGGGTACATTTCTCCATTAGTACTTTGATTGTATTCAGGGAATAGTTGACTATAGAACCCCATGTAATCAACAAATCTCCTTGTATAAAACTCAGCAGTCTCAGTAACCTTGTTTAACATCATGTTCATTTCTTCCAACGAAATAGTTTCCGAGTTTTCTGAACGATGTTTGTAAACCCCTCCGTTGCTAATCTGATACATCGCAAAAGGAAGGTAGTTGCTTTGAGTGAACCATATAAGCATAGGCTTGACATAATCATCCAATAAGTTTTTATAGTTTGCATTTGCAATATCTGATATAGTTCCGTTTAATATTAAAGTTTGTAATTTATTGTATAATTTACCACCTAAGTAGTTTTGGATATGTGTGTCCTGAGCTACCTCAATGAATTGTATAATTTTATCATTATCCACATTCCCATCAATAATGGACTTGCGTTTAAGTTCTTCTAATCCTATAAATAGAGCTTTGTTTGCCATATTAGTTATTTTTTAGTGTTTGGATAAGCTCCTCCATTCTTCATATCTGCAGGTCTTACTGATACTTCTTTTGGGTTAGTAGGTTCAGTAAATCCTTCTTTAGTAGCATCTGAAGCCTCAACCTCTGTATTCTTACCTACTTTCTTTTTATAAACTCTTCTCTCCCAAAGATGTTTGCAGTTTTTACCGCCTTTGTAAAGGAACAGACTATAGTTTTGTTTCTTATGACCAAGCTCTCTATTAGCTCCTTTAAAAGACATCATTCCAATATCTTCTTTTCTAAACACAACATTCTTCTCAGTTAGAGCTTCCATTTTTCTGCAGAACTCTCTACTACCTGCACTATTTCTAACAGGACCATAAGCATATCTTACTTTAAACCCTGCGTTATCTTGTTTAGAGTCTTTATTTGGGTTAGCGTCATCTTTAGATACACTTGCTAAGGTTGTTTTAAGCTCTTCTAATGAAGTTTCTGTTCCGTCTAATAGCTGACTATCAACTAACTCCCATTCATCACTTACAACCTCTCCTAAGTCTTCTAATTGCTCAAATAAGTCTTCTCCATCTTCATCAGAGAAATCCTCTAAAGAAACAGGCTCTTGAGATGATAAGTTCTCAGATTGTTTCTCACCTGTCTCTTCTTCCTTCCTTACTTTAGTAGAGATGTTATCTAACTCTGTAAACTCAATAGGTTGTAGGGTAATAAAGTATAGGTTTAAGAAGATTCCGTTAAAGTTTAGTATCTCATTAAATCCATCAATTAAAGACTGCTGAAATGGTCTAATAACAACATTATCCATGATGATAGAAGCTGTTCTAAGCTCCTCCGCATTGTTGCCAAAACCTGTGTTGTCTTTAATACCCATTAATATAGGTGAAACAATTCTATGACCCATCATAATCTTCTCTCTACTCTCTGTAGATAAGAATTGGTATTGTGCATGAGCATCAGGTAGGTGTATAGGCTCTAAGTCTGCTTTAGTTTCTGCAGAGTCATTAAATGTAAGTATGAATTTACCTGCATTAGATGTTCCACTAAACTTGTCATATATTTTATTCTCTAATAACTCCTGAGTCTCTTCATTAGGCACTCCATTATTAAAGTTGATTAATAAAGAAGGTTGTAAACCATTCTTAATGTTGTTTATGTGGTAGTTAGATACCTCTTCCTCTAAAGAACAATATTGTAAGCAACCATTGTAATCTACAGGTGCATAATAATAGAATCCTGACTTATAAGGTTTAATAACAAACATTTCAATAACATCTGATTTAGACCCATTACCAAAAGTTGGTATTCTCTTAGGTTTATCAGATGGTTTTATATCACACCATTTAGGGTGGTAATAGTAAGCTTTTATTTGACCATCAGTAGCCTTTTCAGCTCTAAGGGTTTCCATTGGAAAGTGTAGTACTTTTACTATACTTGTCTTCTCTTTGTTGTAAACAAGCTGCATTGCAGACTGACCAAGCATTTTATAGTCGTTAACTACCTTTTTAATTTCTTTAGGTTTAAGAAGAAGCTTCATCTTAGCATACATCTCAGGCTTAACATCAGAATCAGTAGCATCTAAACCTCTACCATAAATCATTTCAACAATACCATTAATACAACCTGAATTGG